AATTAAAATGGCAGGCGAAACAACAACCTCGTCACTGTCCGTAGACCAGGTAGCGTTTGACCGTTTGGCGTACTTCGCCCTTCGTTCAGAACTCCTCTTCGACCAGGCAGCAGACGTACAACCAGTAGCACAGGCAATGCCAGGAACTGGCGTAACATTCACCATCTTCAGCGACATTGCAGCAGCAACGTCAACGTTGAACGAAGTTACCGACGTAACCCCAACCGCATTGTCCGACAGCCAAGTAACCGTAACCCTCAACGAATACGGTAACGCAGTAGTAACCACCGCCAAGTTGCGTGGAACAGCGTTCTTGGATGTTGACTCGGCAGCAGCAAACATCATCGGATACAACGCAGGCGATTCAATCGACCAGGTTGTCCGTGACGTTCTCGCTGGCGGAACCAACGTTATCTACGGTACTGGTGGTTCTTCAACCCCAACAAGCCGTGTAACGGTTCAAGCTGAAGACGTACTTGCCGCTGACGACGTTCGTAGGACCGTCGCCCAGTTGCGTGGTGCAAACGTAGCAACCTTCAACGGTTCATACATCGGCTTTATCCACCCAGACGTTTCATACGACTTCCGTTCAGCAACGGACGCAGCCGCATGGCGTACCCCAGCAAACTATGTAAACCCAGAGGGTATCTACAACGGAGAAATCGGCTTGTTTGAGTCGGTTCGCTTCATTGAAACCCCTCGCGCAAAGGTGTTCGAGAACGCATCGAACGGAACCAGCACCACAGGTGCAGTTGACGTTTATTGCACGCACATCATGGGTCGTCAGGCTCTTGCTAAGGCGTACAGCGTACAAGACGGAAACGGTGCAGTACCGAAGATTGTCCGTGGCAACGTAACCGACCTTCTCATGCGCTTGCAGCCATTGGGTTGGTACTGGTTGGGTGGCTATGGTCGATTCCGCGAAGCTTCATTGCGTCGCATTGAGTCGTCTTCGTCAATTGCAACTAACGTCTAATTAGACAGACAAGGCTTTAGCCCCCTGCTTCGGCGGGGGGCTTTTGCTTTTGGTATAGTCTTATAACACGAAAGGTTTACAATGTCGATTTCTAACTATGCAGAACTAGCGTTACTTAACACGCTCCGCAATACTTCATTTGCTGTTGCCGCCACATATGTAAAACTTCATACGGGAGACGCTGGTGAAGCAGGAACATCTAACGCCGCAACCGAAACTACCCGCAAAGCAATCTCGTTCTCAGCAGCATCATCTGGTTCTATGGCATCATCTGCAACAGTTGAATGGACAAACGTGGCAGCAACAGAAACCTACAGCCATTGGTCGCTCTGGGATGCAAGCACAGGTGGCAACTGCCTGTGGACTGGTGCGCTATCTTCATCAGCAGCCGTGACCGCTGGTGACACTTTCCAAATCACTTCTCTCACGCTGTCACTCGACTAGCCGCCAGGGGATAACCCCTCATGGCGCAAACAGCAGTCACAGGTTTTAGCGAACCGTTCTTAGACACCCATCCGTTTTATCGCGGAACATACTTTCGTACGGTAGGACGCACCGCTACAGGACCAGGCAACGGCACAGCAGAAAGCGCATCAGGCAGAACAGTCACAAGACTTGACCGTCTCGTTGACTATCACACAGGTTTCTACCAAAACGGTGGACGCTTCTACCTTGGTGTTCGTGCAATTGTTACTGTCACCGCCACAGCATCAGGAACAGGAACCGCATCATCTTTTGCTGCTGTCCTAAGACAACGCCAAGGAACGGGAAGCGGCACAGGAACTGAAACAGCCACAGCAATCAAGGTGGTGCCACGCTCGGCTACTGGTTCGGGTGTTGGGACGATGGATTCAACGGGATTGCATATTGCGCCTCGTACAGCAACAGATAGTGGTGTTGGTTCTGAAAGTGCTGTTGGTGACATCACACCCGTTAGAACCGCAACTGGCAACGGTACAGGCACATCGACTATTGTTGTCAACCGTGTTGTATTCAGAACTAGCAGCGGCGAAGGTGAAGGCACGTCGACATCGACGCGAATACTCACGGCTATACGCACGGCGGAAGATTCAGGCACAGGGTCAGGGACTTTGGTTGGTGCAAGAACACGCCGAACCACAGCAACAGGAACAGGCGACGGAACAGCAACCGCCAACTGGGACAAGTCCCACATCTTCCGTGTCCCAATAACCGAAGGCTACCCATTTGCTGTCAGACTTTCTGAAGAATCACCAGACAGACTATTTGCACACACACCACAAGGTTCACGCGCCAAAAACCTTTACCGTCTTATCGATGGAAGTTACACCACCACCGACCCGCGCAGACCAGAACGCATCACCCGAATATATTACGGCGGACACGACAACTTTCTTACCGAACCAGAAATCGCAGAACTCACAGCAGCAGGATATGGAAGTAGTATCACCTAATGGCAACATTCAGACCACCAACCGACAACTTCGTAGTCCCAGTAATCGTCGGAGACTACATGGGCGGGCTACGGTTATCCAAAGACCAGCGTCTAGCAAACCGTCTTGGCGGCAGGATAGAAGCATCACCTCGTGGACGGAACATCTTCTTGCTTACCAACGGAACCTATACCGACAACCAACCATCAAGCCTTGACATGGTTGCAAAAGTGTATTATGGCGGACACGACAACGAAATTGACGCTGCGGAAGTAGCAGCTTTAACCGCAGCAGGATACGGGGAATACATTTCATGAAGCACAGAGAAACACATCCAAACCTAGATGTCGAAGGATGCTTCGGATGCAGGGTCGCAGGTGTTCGCATGGGAACCAACACGACCACTAGCAGAGGGGCTAAGGTAGCGGAGATTAACCAAACAGAACGTAACTGGAATAAAGATATGCCAGCATACAAACGTCTTCGCGCTAACGGCTTGCAACCTAAGAAGATTGATGGTGCTGCCAACGTGGAAAAGAAAGCACAGGAAGCATGGCAAGTGGAGACAGGGATTCTGCCAACTATCTAAACCTCGTTGGAGTCAACATCGAACATGTTGGCTACGGCAAAATGGTTGTCGGACTTAAAACAGCGTTAGCTAAAAAAGTTACTTTGTGTGACGACGCAGAACATGTAGTGTTTGCGCTTCGCCCCAATCTCATCAAGGGCTGGCATCGGGGACAGAAACCCACCCTGCTCACCATGTGGGAAACAAACTGGCTACCCCCAGAGTTCTCCGACTACCTGTGCAATTTTGAAACTGTCATAGTCCCAAGTTTGCACAACTGGGAAATATTCTCCCAACATCACAACAACGTGAGGGTAATCCCCTTGGGTGTTGACCGCGAGATGTGGTATCCGAAAACCCCTGAGCCACACGACAAGTTCCGTATCATGTGTGGCGGTTCCGAATGGTACCGAAAAGGATTAGATGTAGTACTGGAAGTATTCAACAAGTTAAAACTTCCTAACGCTGAGTTGCATATCAAGATAGTTCCCCCGCACCTGTTCGCCCCAGCGAACCTTGATTACCCTAACGTTGTAGTTCACAGGGATTGGATGAAAGTCCAAGAAGAAGCCGACCTGGTTCGTTCAATGGACGGTTTTATTTCTGTATCACGCGGCGAAGGGTTCGGGTTGATGCCACTCCAAGCAATCTCAGCAGGCGTACCCACCATCCTGTCTGATGCTCACGGGCATCGCGAATTCTCCGACCTTGCCACCCACCGCATCCCCACCACCTCAGTCCCCACCGCTAAAGGTGTCTGGCAAAACATGGGAGACTGGGACGAACCAAACCCAGAAGCACTAGCCGAAGCCATCACCGACCTATACAACAATCGTGAACGTTACCGCCAACAAGCAGAAACCCATGCAGGGGAAACCGCAGCATTTAACTGGGACACCGCAGCAAAACAGTTACTCCAGATAGTGAAGCCAACAGGCAACCGTGTTGAACCCAACTGGATACCCATGGAATCAACAGTCCAGGTACAGGTGAACCGCAAAATCAAAGCCAACATTGGCAAACACAGCATTGACCTAAAACCTGGAAAACTCTATGATGTAGTGTTAAACGTACGCGATGTCCTACGGGACTCAGGATACCTAGTGGAGTCCAAATGAAAAAAGCTAAGAAAGATTTTTGGGAAACAAAAAACCCAAACAAGAAATCCGCCCCGTTGACACCATCTCAGAAACAGGCTGCGAAGGCTCGTGCTAATAAAGCAGGCAGACCATACCCCAACCTTGTCGACAATGCCTGGGCAAAAGGACAGAAATGATTGAGTACAGAGGGGAAAAGTTTTCTGGTTATAACAAACCAAAGCGAACCCCAAACGCCAACAAATCCCATGCAGTCTTAGCCAAGTCAGGTGACAAGGTGAAACTCATCAGATTTGGTCAACAGGGTGTCAAAGGTTCGCCTGAAGGCACCGCCAGAAACAAAGCTTTCAAAGCCCGCCATGCCAAAAACATCGCCAAAGGTAAGATGTCCGCAGCATACTGGGCAGACAAAGTTAAATGGTAACATCTAAGAGTCGACAGGAGACATTATGCCAATGGTAGGAAAAAAAGAATTCGGTTACGGTGCTAAAGGAATGGCAGCTGCTAAGAAGGAAGCCAAGAAAACTGGCAAGCCTATGAAGATGCAGGGCAAGTCCAAGAAAAAGAAGGGCATGTAATCATGTCTGTCAAAGGTGAAAAATATAAGTCCAAGAGTGCGAAGATGAAGCACGAAAAGACTGAAGGCAAAAAAGAACGTGCTATGGAGTACGGCAAAAAGCCTAAGAAAAAGAAGTAAATGACTACAGCCGCAACCGTCATTGACAGGACGTTGCGACAACTGCTATCGGGGACGGTTGAACCGCGCAACAAACTGGCATCCAGCATTAACTCGTCAGCAACGAGTGTTGTAACAACGTACCCACTTGAAGGGTTGCGTGCTGGACAGGTTTGTGAAATTGACTCAGAACTCATGTACATCTGGGCAACAGACAGCGGCACAAAAACCATGACCGTAGAACGCGGCTTCAACGGAACGACAGCAGCATCACACACAGCAGACGCAATCATCACCGTTAGCCCACGCTTCCCACGCGCACAAGTATTGGAAGCAGTCAACGACGAAATCCGCGACCTCTCCTCACCATTGAACGGTTTATTCCAAGTTAAAACTTTGGACATTGATTACAACGGTTCAGACACCATGATTAACCTTACAGGTGTCACCGACATCATCGACCTGCTAAACGTCTCTGTCCGTTACATGGTTGACGATTATCCTGTTGCACGCAAAGTACGTCTTGTGCGTGATGTCCCAACAGATGACTTCGCATCAGGCTTTGCGTTACGGTTCGACCAAGGGGTATTCCCAGGTCGCCTTCGCATTGTTTACAAAGCACCATATGTGACCGCTTCGACCGAATCCTCTGATATAAACACAACTGGCGGGATTCAAGATACGGTCACAGACATCGTTGCAATTGGCGCACAAATCCGTTTGATGTCACCACGAGAAATTAAACGCAACTTCACTGAATCACAAGGCGACACACGCCGTGCAGCAGAAGTGCCTGTTGGTGCAGTCGGTGGTTCAATTTCCAATTTGCAAAGGATGCGCCGCGACCGTATCCAATCTGAAGCCGCCCGACTAAAGAGGTCATACCCAACATTTTTGTCTAAGGACTAAACGTGGCAATAAACCTCTACAAGTTCACAGACGCTTTCAGACCAGCACCACAATTCTTCGCTGGTGGGACAACAACAAACCTTGTACCAGACGTTTTCCCTATTGCTATTGACGGTCGCCCGTTTCTTGTTGACCAGCAAGCTGGAACATTCTCACGAGGATTTGAACCACGAGTCCGTGACTCTGTGGACCAGTCAACCAGCCCAGGCGAATCCGCTATCAACCCGCAGGGTTTGTGGCGCAGAGGTGAAACCTCTTGGCATTACGGTGCGGGACAAAAGTATGCTGATACTGCCGAAGGTCAGGACTACCGTTTCTTTTCAAGCAAAGGCGTAAACCCTTGGACCAAGGGGCAGTTGACATTACTTAATAAAACTAAAGTTTCTTTAGCATCAGCATCAACTTCCGCCCATGTCGTAGTACAGGATGGGCGTGTATATGCGGCACTTGGCGCAGATGTCAAATTCACCACAGACCCGTACGCATCATCACCAACATGGACAGACTGCACAGGCGAACCTGGTGGAACATGCGCGGCAATGGCAACAGATGGCTCACGCATCTACCTTGCTTTCCCTAGCGACGGTGTGCGTGTAATCGACCCTGCAACATCAATATCGGCTATTTCAGGCAGCAAATTTGTAAACTCAACCGATAGTTACTACATGCTCGGTTTTGCAAAAAACTACATGTTCGGTGCATACGACAGCATTCTTCACACCATCTCATCTGGTGGTTCAAAGTCAGCACACATCACCCCAGACGACACACAGTTTCGTTGGGTGGGTGTAGCGACAGGTCAAAACGCTGTATATGCCGCAGGATACGCAGGCAAAAAATCTCTTATCTACAAAATCACCATCAAAGCAGATGGCACACTAGACGCTGGCGTTGTTGCACTTGAACTACCAACAGGCGAAGTAGTCTCCGCCATCTCTGGTTACCTTGGATACATTCTCATCGGCACAGACAAAGGCGTACGTTACGCATCAACCGACGGAAACAGCAACCTAGTCGCAGGACAAATCATCCCAACCTCTGGTGCTGTAGCAAAGTTCACCAGCGT